ATTCCTCCCCTAGTATTCTCCTGCAACACTTTCATATAAGGAGGTAGTGTTATTCTAGGCTTTATTAACTCCTCCTTGATACAGCCCATAATATCCCCAGAACGTATAATACCAGAAGACACTAAATCCTTAGCCTCAAAGTAATTACTAATAAACAATTTACTCTGTTTCTTTTGTAGCATAGCATTGGGGTCTCCACCAGACCATGTAGCTATCTTAACTTTACCTTTAGGCAGTACTTTAGAACTATTCTTAGCTGCCTCAATACCAGCGTCATCATTATCAAAACCAAGTATAATATTCTCAAACTGATCTAAGTACTCATAGTTTCTCTTTAATTGATTAGGTGCTGAACCCTCACCAGTTGTAGGACTAACTACCGCAGGGACAAAGTGTTCTTGGTCTCTACCTTTGTAGTAATCAAGTAACATTTGGTATGCTGCTGCCTTATCCTCTTCACCACCTACAATAAGAACTGTACGCCCACCACCTTTAAATTTAGACATACCTGATAAGTCACTTAAGCTACCAGTGGAGCCTATATTACCATACCTAAAGTTCTTAGGGTGATTTCTACATTTGTAGCCTTGTATCTTACCTCTAATTGTCTCAGGGTAATACCTAGAGACTACCTTACCATCAACCATTTTAGTTAGATGCCCAAAGAATTTACTTATATCATCTCGTATACCTCTGTAGTTATTTGACTCATATCCAGTCTCACCTATAAACTTCTTTGCCTCTGCGGTTGTAAGAGGTTCTTTCTTAGGTTGTTTCTCAAAGTGTATTCTCTCTGTAACTTCACCACTACCTGGGTCAACACCTAATTCAGCAGCTAAGGATGAACCATGTACTTCTTCTTTAGTAAATACTTGGTTACAGGAGCGGCAGTACACATCATACCAGACGTTACCGTCATCATCTATGTGCTCATAACAACCTGCTGCATCGGAGGACTTGCAATCTTTTTTACCCACAACCTCAGAGCCAATACAGTGTTTATTGCCAATCCAATTACCATTATCTTCACTCACTAATCACCCCCTTCAAAGCTTCTGACATAAGTTTCAAATTAGAGTTTACCTCCTCTAATTGTTTAAGTAAACACTTTTTAGTGTCCCCATATCTAGCTATCAAACACCTTAATTCTTGTTTAGTGTAATCACTATACTTAATCTCCATAAGTATCCTCTACTATAATATTATTATCAGCTCTATATTCTAGTTCCTGTATAAACATATTAAACATACATGTTGGTATATGAGTTTTAAGTACGGCATTAATATGTATGTCACTCATATTTTTTAATAATATATATTCTAGGTCTCTATCCATATTTTTACCATAAGTACCCCACGAAAACACATTCCTAATCAATGTGATATCGTCTGTATCATAAATTCTTAAGTCTTTAGCGCCTTGTAATGTATAAGTACCCCTAGAATAATCTAAACCACCATCTACAAAGTATTCCACACCATTTGTAGTGTCAGTATAACTTTTATAATCGTGGCGGTGCCTACTCTCAAGTATGTTTCCATCTGGTGTACGTAAAGCATTAACTAATAGGTAGGAGTCCTTATACTCATCTTCAAATTCAAAAATAGAGGATACATAATACAATGATTTATTGAATTCTTTGTGTTCCTCTTCCACCCAATCAATTTGTTGTTCTTTCATAAATTACCCCTATTTGATTACTTTATAAATTTTGTTATGTAAACCTACACGAGGCCAATGGCATTTACCTTCTATCCTAAATGGATAATAACCTTCATAACCTTCACTTGTTTCTAAGTGGTCTATAGCATAGAAATGGTCAACTACTACTCCCGCGAACTTACTATATTCATCCACTTTATCGAATACAACCTTATCACCCACCTTTAAAATTAATCTCCAATTATCTAGTGTAATAAGGATTCTACCTTCCGTAGTAGTTTTAGTATTAGTAATAGCAGTAGATATGTTTCTATGCCACTTTGTGTAATCAATATAATCTTTATAATGCTTACACTTAGTTTCTACTGAAGTTTCCCCTATTCTCTCTGTAACCACGACATCATAAGACATATGTATTCTCCTTATTAATAATAATTAAATATACCACCAACTTGTGATTCTTTATTGAACCAATATTGTAGATAATGATACTCTGTAGCTAAATCGTTGTCAATATTATCTTTAGTTTTATCTAATCTTTCTATAACTAAACCCATATCAAAGCTAGTATATCTATCTTCAAACTCAGGTCTCCACTCTTCCAAGTATTCCCTCATACTAAATGTAAATTCTTCTATGTCCCTACCCATAAGCGCCCAGAATAACTTATCATATGTATCTGAATCTAAAGATTTTACAATTTCCTTTAGTTTGGATTGCTCTACATTTTTAATCCAGTCTGTAGCTAACTTCATTTTAATATTCCTCATGTTATTCTCCTAGTTATCTTCCGCAAGTAGAGTTTGGTTGGTGTCATTATCAATTAGCAACACCCTAGACCATTCATCTACACTCATTAAGCTACAGTTATACTTTCGTAGTAACTGATTAAGTAATACCTTACATTCTTCAATATCTGTTATAAGACTCTTATTGGTTTTACTCATTACTTATCTCCCCATAATCGTTTGGCTTCTTGTAGGGCTGATATTAAATTATCAATTGAGCGTTTGTCAATAAATACTTCATCACTCTCTGAATCTAAAATTAAATAAGATTTATCTCCTTTAGATATACTATACACTGTGTCACCGCATGAGGGACTTACGTTAAAAATTAGTTGTGATACTTCTTCATCTTCAACTTCATTACCACTAATAATATATTTGATACTCATATTTATTCTCCTATGTTTTAATCTAAATAGCCTCTATAAGGCTTTAAATTGTGTTAGGTATACTATGGCATACCTTTCGTTATAAAGTTGCTTAGAATGCTTCTGAGGGACTCTCAGGGGTATTCTTAGTATTAAGTTTAGGTGTAGTTTTATGGCTAACCCACTAATTCATATAATTCTAGATAATCTATAGTCCAACAACTTTCTACATCTTGCTGCTCTTCAAAAGTAAAGTAGTTGTTTACACCGTCTATTTTTACATAGTTGATTGTCAACTTATTCTCTCGAAAACTTCTTTTGTATTTTTCTTTAATTTTATATACTTGACCTACACTAGGTAATAGTACTTTAGGATTTTTTGTACTGGTTAAAAAGTATAAATCATTGTAAGCTTCATGTATAGGGTTCTCAGCAGTATTATCATATGAACCATTTAGTATATTTAACATTACATTTACTTTAGGTGAATACTTACCCACTGTGGATAATAACCTATTACGTATTTCAAATAATTCTTCTATTGTAACTTCTTTCATAATCTATTCTCCTCTCATGAATGTGTGGCTATTGTAGTCACCTTGAATATGTATGTCAACACTATTTATTAAATTATTTATAAGTGTTTTTAGTGTTTAAATTTAAGCCTTAAAATTGTTTCACCGTGTTGTTGATAATCGACAAGACGGTAAACCCCTATTTTGTACCTAAGAATGCACCCTGTAGAGTACAATCCTTCTGTAGCCCTTTAGAATATCCGTGTTGTTGATAATCGACATGTATATTAAAGACTATTATTTAAATACTATACTAAATATACTACTTAAGTAGCTACTAAAGTAGATCACACTAGTTAATAACTATAGTAGCTACTTAGGTTAATAACACTAGTTAAAGAAGATAACGAGCATAAAGCGAGAAAAAGAAGATAGAGAAAATTAATATAATAAAAAAGACTATTATATTAATTACAACACAATAGCTACACAGACGATAACTAAAATATAATAAACTAGATATATTACTGTTCGTTCCGAACTATAGTAATATCTTTTAATCTTTTATATGCTACCTTTTATTCTTTTTTACCTTATTGGTTGTTTATCTGGAATCTCAGTATGCCGCCTAAGTAACTACTTAACCTATGATTAAATTAATTACTAAAATATGCAAATAAACACTTGCATATAGGTATCCACCTGTGTATACTTCCTTTATAAAATAATTATAAAGGAAAATAACATACATGCAAGAACTAGGATTACGAGGAAATAAGATTAAGATGTTACAGGATGTGGGGTATACTTTTAAAGACGCCTGTACCTATATTTATATAGAGGATACTGAACATGAAGATTACAATAATCCTTTGAACATGGTTGGTATAGATTTTAGTGAATTAACTTCAGAATACCATTAGAGTTTCTAGGAAGCATTTTAAGAGGTTTAAATTGTTAGGTAGTAGGGTAGCTTAGGTTAACTACTAAAAGTTGATTACAGAGCTTCTTAGGAGGCTTTAAATTGAAATTAATATAGGATTGGAGGTGTAAGATGAAAGATTTCTATGGGAACACAATAATACCGTTAATATACACAGATGGCACACAAGCTAAATTAGGAGATATTATCAGGTGGAAGGTTTGGGATAATGATGGGTGGACTATGACAGGTATTTATAAATCATCACATATTGTTTACTTAGGTGGTGGGTGTGACTTCGGTCTAGCTATAGGTGAAGTGTTAGATGTAGGAGATGTTATAAGAGAGTCTGAAAATAATTATTACTATGACAAAGGTATTATTAATGTTGGGGTTGCTAGTGAATTAGCTTGGTACTTAGAAGAGTTTAGGAACCCAGATAATGATTAGATACTTAGATGTTGAAATACACTCACCTGACAATGAATGGGCACAAGGTAGGTACTTAGTACATGGACACGATGATGTATTATGGACAGATGATATACAACAAGTTTTATTATTTTTAGAACAATCTCTAGGAGAAGGAAATGAATAATAATAATATACCAAAGAGTTACTGGAGACTAGAAAAAGTATACTTCACAGCTAAACCAGTAGATGATTTTAAAGCTAAGTACTTAGAATGGTTGGAAGATTATGATGGTAGTGATAATTTACACTGTGAGAAACTACATGAATTCTTAGATTACATTAGTAAGAATGATTTAGTTCAATTATATGAGTCTCCTCCTTACAAGTCTTCTTCTGAAGAACTTGACTATTTTGAAATACTAGATGATAATCATGTAATACCTAGACACTTATTTGAAGTGGTAGAATTTTAAGGAGAACAACAATGAATAAATATATAGCACCTCTATGTCATCACTTTGAAGGGTGTAAACTAGAAGCATACCTTGATGGTGGTGGGGTCGCAACTATAGGCTTCGGAGCTACATATTACCAAGATGGTTCTAAAGTTAGATTAGGTGATACCATAACTCAACAAGATGCTAACATACTATTTGATTATCACATAACTGAATTCACTAAAGGTGTGTTAAAAATAGTGGAAGTACCTCTTA